GTCCTCAGGGAGAACAAGGAAGTCCAGGACGAGACGGCGTGGACGGAGTAGCAGGGAAGAACGGAGTAGGTATAGCTGATACCTCAATTACCTATGCAGTGTCTGTCTCAGGTACGCAGGAGCCTGAAAGTGGCTGGAGTGAACAAGTTCCGGAACTAATCAAAGGGCGCTTCTTGTGGACGAAAACATTTTGGCGATATACGGACGGGGCACACGAAACGGGCTATTCAGTTACCTATATTGGACAAGACGGTAATACAGGTAAGGACGGTATCGCAGGTAAAGACGGGGTTGGTATAACTTCGACTGAAATCATGTACGCAAGTTCGAACTCTTCTACTATTGCACCTGCTGGAGGGTGGTCAACGCAAGTCCCTACCGTTCCGCAAGGACATTACCTTTGGACAAGGACGACCTGGCGCTATACGGACAAAACGACGGAAACTGGTTATTCAGTATCTCGTAACGGACAGGACGGCGCTAAAGGAGATCCAGGGCGCGACGGTGTACCCGGTAAGAACGGACTTGGACTAAAAAATACTTCCGTGATGTACGGTATTAGTATGAATGATACTGTTCAACCTGGATCTTGGACAAGTCAAGTTCCTGCGCTTATAAAAGGTCAGTACCTATGGACTCGAACAATTTGGACATATACGGACAACACTAATGAAACAGGCTACCAAAAGACCTATATCCCACGCGACGGAAATAATGGACGTGATGGTATAGCTGGTAAGGACGGAGTTGGGATTAAGTCTACAACGATTACCTATGCAGGTTCTACCTCCGGAACTGTTCCACCGACAACAAACTGGACTTCGAACATTCCCAACATTCAACCTGGATTTTTCCTTTGGACAAAAACTGTCTGGACGTACACGGACAACACGAGTGAGACTGGTTACTCCATTTCTAAAATCGGCGAAACAGGTCCAAGAGGGCTACAAGGGCTACAAGGTCCTCAGGGGCTACAAGGTATTCCTGGAGCAGCTGGACGCGACGGGCGTTCACAATATACTCATATAGCGTTCTCCGATAGTCCTAATGGGGAAGGATTTAGTCACACGGATCAGGGTCGTGCCTATATTGGACAGTATCAGGATTTTAATCCAGAACACTCCAAAGACCCCGCTGCTTATCGCTGGACGAAGTGGAAGGGTAATGATGGAGCGCAAGGGATACCTGGGAAGCCAGGCGCAGACGGTAAGACTAATTATTTTCATATAGCTTACGCCTCAAGCGCAGACGGATCACGTGAGTTCAGTTTAGAGGACAATAACCAACAATATATGGGTTATTACTCCGACTATACGCAAGCAGATAGCAGGGATCGAACGAAGTACAAATGGTTCGACCGTCTTGCTAATATTCAAGTTGGTTCTCAAAACTTACTTCGAAATACTGCTACACTTCCCATCAAAGACGGCGTAGGTACTACTTGGAACGTTAGGTCAGGTGGTAACGGAACCGTTGAAGTATTAACGCTGAACAATTACCCGGTACCTGGGATCCTAAAAGGTATTAGAGTTAAGGATAACACGAACAACGGAAACAAGGATTTAGGTCAAAACGTTAAACTGATCGTAGGTCAACGTTATACCATGTCCTGCTGGGCTCGTGTAAGTGCTACGAGTGACCGACCTAATGTCAACTTGCTAATGAGATCTTGGACAGTGAACGACACTAATAGAGTACTCTTTAAGACTATTAGTAACAAGAATTGGGTTAAGTATAGTCTATCCTTTACTGCAGACACGGGAAACAACGGTATTCAGTTCGGTCAAAACGGTCCAGGTAATATTGAAATCTGCGGTATGAAACTAGAACTCGGTAACGTACCGACTGACTGGTCTTTAGCCATGGAAGATATCCAATCTCAATTAGACGAGAAAGCTAACCAAAAGCTAACGGATCAACAGTTGCTAACCTTAACTGAAAAAACTCAGTTACATGACGCAGAACTGAAAGCTAAGGCTACAATGGAGCAGCTAAGTAACTTAGAAAAGGCTTACCAGGGTAGAATGAAAGCTAATGAAGAAGCTATCAAAAAATCCGAAGCCGACCTTATCTTAGCAGCAAGTCGAATTGAAGCTACTATCCAAGAACTTGGTGGGTTACGGGAACTGAAAAAGTTCGTGGACAGTTATATGAGCTCTTCTAATGAAGGTCTAATTATCGGTAAGAACGACGGTAACTCTACCATTAAGGTATCAAGTGACCGGATTTCTATGTTCTCCGCAGGGAAGGAAGTCATGTACCTTACGCAAGGGGTCATTCACATCGATAACGGGATCTTTACCCAATCCATTCAAGTCGGGCGTTTTAGAACAGAACAATACTCGTTTAATCCCGACATGAACGTGATTCGGTATGTAGGATAAGGAGAATAAAATGACAAAATTTATCAACTCATACGGCCCTCTTCACTTGAACCTTTACGTCGAACAAGTTAGTCAGGACATTACTAACAACTCTTCGCGAGTTAGTTGGCGAGCTACTATCGACCGCGATGGAGCTTATAGAACATGGACTTATGGAAATATCAGTAACCTTTCTGTCTGGTTAAATGACGCAAGTGTTCATAGCAGTCACCCGGATTATGATACGTCCGGAGAAGAGGTAACGCTCGCAAGTGGAGAAGTGACTGTTCCGCATAATAGTGACGGGACGAAGACAATGTCTGTTTGGGCTTCGTTTGACCCTAATAACGGCGTTCACGGAAATATCACTATCTCTACTAATTACACTTTGGATAGTATTCCAAGGTCGACGCAGATTTCTAGTTTTGAAGGAAATCGAAATCTAGGATCTTTACATACGGTTATTTTTAATCGGAAAGTGAACTCTTTTACGCATCAAGTTTGGTACCGAGTTTTTGGTAGTGACTGGATAGATTTAGGTAAGAACCATACCACTAGCGTATCCTTTACGCCTTCACTTGACTTAGCAAGGTACTTACCTAAATCCAGTTCCGGGACAATGGACATCTGTATTCGAACCTATAACGGTACGACGCAAATTGGTAGTGACGTCTATTCAAATGGATGGAAGTTCAATATCCCCGATTCTGTACGTCCTACATTTTCGGGTATTTCTTTAGTGGACACGACTTCAGCGGTTCGACAGATTTTATCAGGGAACAACTTCCTCCAAATCATGTCGAATATTCAAGTCAACTTCAACAATGCTTCCGGCGCTTACGGATCTACTATCCAAGCCTTTCACGCCGAACTCGTAGGTAAGAACCAAGCGGTCAACGAAAACGGCGGTAAGTTAGGTATGATGAACTTTAATGGTTCGGCTACCGTAAGAGCATGGGTAACGGACACGCGAGGAAAACAATCGAATGTCCAAGATGTATCTATCAACGTTATAGAATACTATGGACCGTCTATCAATTTCTCCGTTCAGCGTACTCGTCAAAATCCTGCCATTATCCAAGCTCTTCGAAATGCTAAGGTCGCACCTATAACCGTAGGTGGTCAGCAGAAAAACATCATGCAAATTACCTTCTCCGTGGCGCCTTTGAACACTACTAATTTCACAGAAGATAGAGGTTCGGCTTCAGGGACGTTCACTACTATATCCCTACTTACTAACTCGTCCGCTAATTTAGCTGGTACCTACGGGCCGGACAAGTCCTACATAGTTAAGGCTAAAATCCAAGACCGTTTTACGTCAACTGAATTTAGTGCTACAGTAGCAACTGAATCAGTAGTGCTTCACTATGACAAGGATGGACGGCTAGGAGTTGGTAAGATTGTAGAACAAGGAACACCTGGCTCTATTGACGCAAGAGGTAACATTTACGCAGGTGGAGATATCTTCGCTCGTGGACAACAAGTTCAACATTACCGCTTGACGGAAAATAACGGAACTTCCTTTAGCGTAAGCGGTGACTGGAACAGTCGAACAAACGCAGGTATCTACATGGGTTACAATTTATCTAACTCACCTCAGGGAGGTAACGGATGGAAGCATGTTCAAGTATTTAAACATAATGATAATTGGATTGTTCAAGTAGCTTATGACTTTGAAGCAAATGTCGCAGCTATGCGGGCTAAAGTGAACGGTACTTGGAGACCTTGGACTCAAATGGTATCCATGTCAACACTAAGTCAGTACAGTTGGCAAAAGCTAGTTCTTCAAAGTGGTTGGAACCACTATTCAACTTACGGAGACGCCTTTTACACAAAAACGCTCGACGGAGTTGTTCATTTTAAGGGTAACGTATGGAAAGGTTCAACTGACAAAGAAGCCGTAATTGCATGGCTACCTGAAGGATTTAGACCTCGCAGTTCCTTGTACCTACAAGCACTGAATAATGACTACGGAAATGCTATTTTGTACATCTACACGGACGGAAGATTGGTGGTAAAATCTCAGGTAGATAATAAATGGTTAAATTTAGATAATGTAAGTTTTCGTATTTAATTTGAACTGAAATCATGTTATAATAAGGGATAGAAAGGAGGTGACTAAAGATGTTAGAACTTACAAAAACAAGACAATTGGTAGCGGAGTTTTTAGTCGGTCAAGGAACTGAAAAGAAACTCGTTAAGACTACAATTATCAATATCGACGCCAACGCCGTTTCGCAAGTATCCGAGACTATGCATGACGCAGACCTTTACGCTGAGCATCGTAGAGAACTTCGAGTCGACGAACAAAAATTGCGTGAAACTCGGTACGCAATCGAAGATGAAATTTTAGCTGAACAGTCTAAGACTGAAGAAGCTGGAGCCGCTGGATAAGGAGGGTTAGGATATGCCGGATTGGTTAACAGACACGGCCGTCCTAACGACGATTATTACAGCGTGTACGGGATTACTCACTGTCCTTGTCAATAAAATCTTCGAGTGGCACTCTAATAAAGCTAAGAGCGTATTAGAGGAAATTTCAAGTACACTAGGAGACCTAAAGGGACAGGTTGACGGGATCGACCGAAGGACAGTAGAAATCAATCACCAAAATGACGTCATACAAGACGGAACTAAAAAAATTCAACGTTACCGTCTGTATCACGACCTAAAAAGAGAGGTCATGCGAGGGTATACAACTTTAGACCATTTTAGAGAACTATCTATCTTGTTCGAAAGTTACAAAAACCTTGGAGGTAATGGTGAAGTCGAAGCCTTGTACGATAAATACAAGGACTTACCAATTAGAGAGGATGAAGATATAAATGAAGCTATCTAACGAACAATACGACGTAGCGAAGCGCACCGTAACCGTAGTAGTCCCAGCAGCGATTGCTTTGATTACCGGTTTAGGTGTCTTGTATAAATTCGATACAAGCGCTATCACTGGAACTATTGCTCTTGTGGCTACCTTTGCAGGTACTGTCCTTGGTGTTTCTAGCAAAAACTACCAAAAGGAACAGGAAGCTGCTAATGCTGAAAACGATCAGGAGGCCTAATGGGAGTAAATATTGATGAAGGCGTTGCTTGGATGCAAGCCCGCAAGGGTCAAGTAACCTATAGCATGGACTACCGAAACGGTCCAGACTCTTATGACTGTTCAAGTTCGATCTATTATGCTTTACTTAGCGCAGGCGCTGTCTCAGCAGGCTGGGCGGTCAATACCGAGTACGAGCATGGATGGCTTGAAAAGAACGGTTATGAACTTATTAGTGAGAACCAACCTTGGGATGCTCAGCGTGGAGATATCTTCATCTGGGGTCGTAAGGGGTATTCATCGGGCGCCGGTGGTCATACAGGCATGTTCATCGACAGTGATAATATCATTCATTGTAATTGGGCGTATGACGGGATCTCCGTAAATGACCACGATGAACGCTGGCTCGCTGCTGGTCGTCCTTACTACTACGTTTATCGCTTGACTAACGCAGGTAAGCAAGCCGCTGAACCTAAACGTGGCTGGCAAAAAGACGACACTGGTTTTTGGTATGTTCGTGCTAATGGAACTTATCCAAAAGGTCAGTTCGAATATATCGAAGACAATAAAGCATGGTTCTACTTCAATGATTTAGGATACATGCTAGTTGAAAAATGGTTACACCATACCGATGGAAATTGGTATTGGTTCGATAAGGACGGCTATATGGCTACGTCCTGGAAGCGAATCGGTGGAGCCTGGTACTTCTTTAATCGCGACGGATCCATGCAGACCGGTTGGATCAAGTATTACGATAATTGGTATTATTGTGATGCTACCAACGGGGACATGAAATCAAGTACGTTCGTTCCTTATAATGGTGGTTACTACATGCTATTAGAAGACGGACGCTTGGCAGATAAAGAAGCGTTCAAAGTAGAGCCCGACGGGCTTATCACTACTAAGTGAGGAGGATACAATGCCTAAAGTAAGTGAAACCGCTGAAGGAAACTTCAAGCTATTGAATGGAGAAAAGATTTATCTCCAACGCAATGAAGAGGGCGAGTGTTATGCATTTTTGAACACTATTGGAACAGCGTATCGAAATGGTACTTACGCAATCGGTCGTAAAATCGTCGAAGGTTTTCGACCTATGCACAACGTACTGATCTCGTGCGCAGTCCTAAAGAACAGTCAAATTTTGCCTAATACAAAACTCGACTTCATCATTTTGACTAGCGGTAATGTCTTAGTGAACGCAGTGAACATGCCTGCGGCTGGAACTAAGATCGAACTTGTAGGTCACACGACCTACCTCGTATCCCCAGAGGATTGGAAATTATAGAGAGAGGAGGAAGCTCTTTTCTAAATATTGTTTCTTCTTAATCTCGTAAGGTTCAGTCCTTGCGGGATTTTGATTTTACTCTATTTTTAGTCGATTGACAATCTCGTTCAATTTTCGTATACTATTATTGTTCATTGTTTATCTACTTTGTGATTCTTTAATTACAGAAAAATCTGGGTATTTCGGTACCTGGATTTTTTTTTGTAAAAAAAAGTTCAACTTTTTCGAA